GTGCTCTTAATCGTGGCGATAGGTGTATCGGCGACGTTGTACACAGCCGTGTCTGTCTGGCGAATCTCGTAGTTCTCGGTTTCTAGGCTTCCCTGGACTGCGTCCCAGTTCAGCTCTACTTGCTCACCGCGGAAGATTTCATCAAATCTGGGAGAGGCAGGTGGCAGTGCAAACGGCACGGCTACGGATGCTGGGGTGCCTAGGACGTTGTTGCTGCTGCGGGCAGTGACCCAGTACGTAACGCCTGAGGTCCAGGTGACCTCGGCTTTGTAGTTGGTGGTTTTGGCGTTGGCGGCAAAGGTGGACGTGGCGTAGGTGGCGCCGACGCGAATCTCGTACTCCGTAGTTGGGAGGCTACCTTCGACGGCTCCCCAGTTGAGCTGGAGCAGGTTGTTCAGGTAGGTGGCGATGACCGCAGGTGCGCCAGCCTGGTTCGTGGTGGTGCTGATGCGTCCATCCGTCCCGGCCACGCTGCTTACGTTGCCTGCGGTGTCGATCGCCTGCACCCAGAACAGGCGAGCACCGGTCCAGTCCACTGTGAGCGGCAGACTGTTGGCACTAAGCGTGGCCACGAGGGAGCCGGCAGCAAAGGATGCTCCATAGCGAACCTCGTAGGCACTTATGGGTAGTTGGGTGCTTGATACCGTGTTGGCGGTCCAGCTCAGCACCAGCTGGGCGCCGACGAATGTTGCGGTACCGCCGCTTACGGTCGAGGGTACGGAGGGACTTACGGCAATGGTGCCCGCGGTTGCGCTGCTGTTGCCAGAGGAGTCGAACGCCTTGATCCAGAAGGTACGTGACCCGGTCCAGTTGACGTTGAGGGAAAGGCGCAGCGCGTCGGTGGTGGCGACCAGCGTGCCGGTGTCGTAGGAGGCGCCGTACTTGATGACGTAGTTGACAGTGGGAAGGCTGCCAGACACTGCAGCCCACGTCAGCACAGCCTGTGGTCCGTCGTAAGTTACCGCGTTGAAGGCTGGAGTCGGTGGAGCGGTGGGGTTGACCACCACGCTGGATACGGCACTTACGTTGCCTGCAGTATCCGTTGCACGAATAAAGAAAGACCTGCTTCCGGTCCAATTAACGGTAACCGCCAAGCTAAGGGCACTTAGCTTTGTGACAAGGGTGCCGGTGTCAAAGTCTGCGCCGTAACGGATCTCGTAGTTATTGATAGGCAGGGATTGTGTTGAGTTGGCCCAGCTGAGGACCACTTGAGCGCCGCTGTATGTTGCGGCGGCAAATGTTGGTGTGGATGGAACCGTGGGGCTGACTACGACGGTGCCGTCTGCGCCTACGTTGCCGTTGGCGTCTACGGCACGGATGGTGAAGGTCTTGCTGCCCTGCCAGTCCACCACCTTGGTGTAGGTGGTTGTCTGGATGGTGGCGATAGTGGTTGCGCCATCCAGGATCTGGTAGGCGCGGGTTTTGGTGGTGCCGTTGACTGCTGCCCAGCTAAGTACAGCGTTCTCGCCTTGGAAGGTGGCTGTGATTACGGGAGCTGCAGCTTGTACAACCGTGATGGTTGTGTTTGTGGTGGGGCCTTCGTTGGCTGCAATATCGACTGGCTTGATTGTGTAGGTGCGCGCCCCGGTCCAGGTGATGGGGATCGAGAACGACGTTGTGTTGCTTTCGGCGATGGTGTTGCCGCTGTAGATGATGGCGTAGGCCCTGATGGCGTAGCTACCGGTGGCAGGGGCTGTCCAGGTGAGTGTGGCGATGTCGTCTGCCGTGGTGGTCGTTAGGTTCTGGACGGCAGAGGGGGCGGCGATGGTGACGGTTACTGCTGCTGCGGTTGAGCTGTAGACGCCACTGGTGTCGATCGCCTTGATGCGGTAGGTGGCAGTGCTTGGCTCCAGCAGACCCAGCTTGTAGGTGGTGGCGGTGACCTTGGTGACGAGGGAATCTCCGGTGCCCCATGCGCTGCCGCCCTTGCGGATCTCGTAGCCGGCGACGTCGATGTCGCTTACGGCGCTCCAGCTGAAGAGGACACCGATGTTGGGGTCGATGGTGGCAGTGAAATTGGCGACGTTTGCCGGTGGCGCAGTCTTGCCTAGGGCCGTGATGCTGCCACTTAGCGGGAGGGTGGATTGCTTGCCGGCGGCGTTGAGGCTGTAGATGCGGAACTCAAAGACACCTGGCGTGATGTCCAGCACCTCGAAGTCAGGGCCCTGGACGCGGGAGGTGGTCCAGTTGCCGTTGTCCTTGCGGTACTGAACTGAGTACTCGTTGACGCCTAGGACTGGGCGCCACTTGGCGATGACCTTGGCGCGGACCTGGTCCTGGTAGCGGTACAGCTCCTCAGAGAAGACCAGATTTGTCGGGGCAGCAGGCAGCTCGTTAAGGTTGCTGACGTCGCGTTGCGTCAGTGCTGCACCACGCTCGATGTAGGCGTACTTGCTTGCGTTGTAGGCAATTGCACTTACGGCATAGTTAATGCCGTCCTGCTCTTGGATGCCGAGGGCGCGCCAGGTGCTGGCCTGAAGGTCGTTCGTCTCCCAGATCCAGATGCTGTTGGCATTGGGGGCAGTGGTGAAGTTACTGGTGACCGGGACGGTGGTGCCGCTGCGGGTGCCGACCGTACGGCTCTGGACCGTACCGTCAGGCAGGATGACGCTCAACGTGCCACCGCTTGCAGGAAGGCCGGTGGCGTCATCGACGACGATGGCTGAGGTGGTGGCGGATCTGATGCGACCGCCACGACGCGATCCAGCCCGGACGGGATCGCTGATTTCAATGATCTGGCCGGGCCGGACGATGACACCAGCGTCGATCGAAGCGGTGAAGGTGACGATCTCGCCCTCGTATTGCTCGCTGTACAGCAGCCATTCGCCGACGCGGGCGGCCTGGCCGCGGCTGGTGCAGGCGAAAGCATCGACCTGGGCGGTGACGACGCCGTACTTGGTGATCGCGGCCTGGTCTTCGACGACCTCGTAGGCCACGTCGCGGGTGTTGAGGTCGAGGTACTTGACGACGGCGACGGTGGGGCGACCCTTGCGGCTGCTGTTCTCGTAGGAGAAACCCTCCTCGGTGACGTTGGCGAGGGTGAAGAGGTAGGCCGGATCGGCTGGGCGGTCTTGGCTGATGGTGAGGGCGCCGGCGCTCCAGAACGGCATGGCGCGGAACACCGACGCCAGGCTGTTGATAAGCGTGTAGGCCTCTTCGGAGGTTTGGATGTTGGCGTTACAGCTGAAGCGAGGTTCGGTGCCGCCAAAGCCGTCAGGCACCAGCGTGCTGCAGTACTGGGAGGCGGCGTAGAACGCCCACTTGTCCAGTTGGGCATCGGTGATGTGATCACCGAAGCCATAGCGGGTGGAGGTGAGCAGGTCGTACAGGCACCATGCAGGGTCCGAAGTCCACTGCGCTGCACCGAAGGTGCCGTTCCACACGCCGGCGTAGGTGATGCGGCCGGTGGTGCTATCTACGGTGCCGTTGCTTGGGATGCGGACCTTGATGCCACGCACCAGGTAACTGCGCTCTGGGATTGAGCTGAACTGCTCAGCGTCAATCCTTAGGCCGACGAGGGCGGTATTGGGATAGCGCAGCTTGGCGTCGGTTATCTCGGTGTAGCTGCTCCAGTTGAAGGCGTTGACGATGAGAGGATCGGTGCTGTCGGCTGTGACGCGGATGACGCGAACGTCAACAGGGAAGGCGCCGGTGAGCGGGACGTTGTATTCGCGCTGGTAGGTGTCGCTGGTGCGGCCGGTGAAGGTGTCGCTAAGGACGGTGACGTAACCACCGCCGTTGTACTGGACAGCGATTTGCAGCTGGAATGAGGAGCCGACAACGTCACCGTTGGTTTTCTGTTCCTGCAGCGTTGGCACCGTGATGGTGACCTTGACCCGGTTGACTGCTGTGTCGGTGATGGTGCGGGTTACGGGGCCCGACTGCGTAACGGTTGAGCCAACACTTACCGTGTTGCTGACACCGCCGATGGGGATATAACTTTGTGATTGGGTGCCGTTGCGTGTATAGACAGTGACGTTCTGGAAGTTAAAGATATAGGTAGTTACCGTGCCAGTCCACCAGATGCCTGGTTGAGCTACGGGTTCGGAGACGGTAAATGTATTTGTGGTGGCGTTGGCTACTGTGCAAAAACCAGGGCTATTGGTGGAGGCGTTTACATAGATCTGCTGGCCATTGGTATAGCCATGGTTGTTGATCGTAATGACTAGCGGCGAGTTTACGGTGGCGCGTGTAAACGTACCGGTCTTGGCGCTCGATGCAAGCGGCGTGTTGTTAAGGAAGATCGACGCGAGGCCATTCTTCAGGCCGCTAATCTCGCCTTCGCTAATTAGGTCAAGGACGGTGGCGTACTGAGTGCTGTCGAGGCTGTCCTTGGTGATTTGAGGGGTGCGGGCTTGGGCGCCGCCACCTTTGCCGCCTCCACCGCCAGCACCAACAACCAGGGAATGAGTGATCGTCATGGCTTAGACGCTTACCTGTACGGTGTCGAGGGCGGCAGAGATAACAATCGAGCCCACCAAGGTCTCACCGTAAACGATTGGGACTGGTGTACCTTGGCGGCTTGTGTTTTGGATTCCGCTGAAGCTGAAGCTACGGCGCGGGTCTTGCTCTGAGGTGGCGTCTAGCTTGGGGACTGGTGTAAGTAGTTGAGCTACGCCGCCTAATGCCAATTGCAAACCAATGCCTGCCAGCACGGTTTTAACGGCAATGGGTGCTGCAAGTCCAAGCAATCCAATAGTTGCACCGCCAGTAAAGAATGCCGCTGCAATCAATGCAACACCTAGCAAGATGCGCCCTGCTGCGCCAGCGCCGGCAATTACTGGCGCAATGCGAATAGTCGATGCGCCGGCTGGGTCATGCAACTCATCACCACTTAGGTCATAAGTATCAAGACTCACGCGGTAGTACTGGTCGGCCATATGGCGTTCCAGCTCTGGCCAGTTCGTGACGAGGAATCGAACAGCTTCGGCAGCGGTGGCGACGTCGGCTTCAAGAACACGCTTGCCGACGAACTTGGCCAGCTTGCCGTAGAGCTTAATCTTGCGCAGCATGTCGAAGACGCCTCCCAGTGCATTTTAGGAGCCAACCGCCATATAAATCCCTGCTGCTTAAGCGGCCCTGGAGATGGTGGAGTACCAGCTGATCGCCTAGGTAGACGGCGCAGTGGTTGAGCCCTGGGCTCTGGATGGACATAAGCAAGAGGTCGCCTGGCTCTAGGTCTTCGTCGGAATCGAGTTCGCGAAAGCCGGTGTCGGCCCAGCAACGGTCGAACATTGGATCCTGTTGGAATGCCTCAGGACTTAGCGGGCGGTCCCAGTCACGCACGCTTATGCCTTGTTCGGTGTACCAGTCGCGGGCCAGGGTCCAGCAGTCGGTCACGGCCCAGACCCACTGGCGGCCGATGAGCGGTGCCTTGTAGCCGCTGGGCCGGCACTCGTCCCAGGACTCGGTCTTGGGGTTGACGATGTACCAGGGCAAGCCGCTGCGCTCGCACGCCACTAGGTCGGCTTGACTGGGGGACGGTGGAGTGGTGGGATGGCTGTGGATGATGCCGATGACTTCTGCGGCATCCTCGGCTGCAGCCCAGTCGGCGGGATCGAGCACGAACATATCGGCCGGTGAGCTGGCCAAGTTGTGGCAGGGCCAGTAGGCCTCACGACCCTTGAACACCACCAGCAGACCGCAGGCCTCGCGTGGATCCTCTGCCTTGGCGTGATCCAGAGCGTGATCGCGCCAGTTCATGTGTAGCTCGTGCCCACACCCGGATAGGACCCGAACGGCAGCTCAGCCGTCTGTCCAAAGCGGGCTTTGCAGCTGGTTATGCGTTTTCCGCATACGTCTAGGCCAGCGGAACCAACGGGTGAGTCATTGGCGTCGAAGTAGTTGGTTCCGGTGTAGCTGCACTCAGCCGAGCGGTACCGCCATTGGCAGATCGAGCTGATGCACTGCCGCTTGGGGGCGCGGACACCAGCCAGATCAAACGCTGAAGCCAGCTCGAACTCCAC